GTGTAATTCTTGCACACCAAACTCATGAAAGGTTGCAGCTCATGCCAGCTAAAATTTCCCACCCGGTGACGGATGGTACAAAACTACTGGTACGATCTGCCTCCGAGTTCGGATGGCTTTATCCCTGATAAATCAGGAGGAGAGGCGACTACAACGCTCATCTCTCTAAGTATTTACCCAACATTAGGGTTTGTTGCATATTAACCTTATTTCTAGCTACTTTCTACTAGAAATTGCAGGCCTGTCTTTAAGTGGTAAGAAGTTAATTCTTTTAGACACCACTCGATTATCTACGAACTCGTGACCGAAGCTTGTAGATAATCAATTGTAGGACAACACAGGAAGAAAACTGGGTTGAAATCCGGTCCAGCTCCGACGAACATGCTAAGAGTAACATTGTTTGTGGTTACACTATTGTTAAACACAACCTTGTAAAACAAACTGTCAGACTGAGTATCATCAACAATCGAGCCAGTGAGTGACTCGAGCGGGATAGCGCGAGCAAAATTGTTCTTGTTATAATTTGGTACATTGATCATAATCGTGTTGTTTACACGATTTGATGTGATGGCACCGCCACCCACCATACCATCATCCTTTGATACGTATGGTGTGTTATAGCCATTATAACTAGCCAGTTTTGCTGGACCAGAGCCTGCCGTAAAAGCCGATGTTAACAGTATTTCTGTATTGCTCGTACTTGTCGTACGCATAACTGAAATATCGTCTACACCGACAGATGCCGGACTATTAAGAACCAGAGACCAGTTATAAGATCCTCGGTAACCACAAAAAGCATACGTCACCCACGCAAGTGGCGTCATCCTACAAAAGGTAAAGTTTGACGTACCAGCAGCGGCAACAACATTTGTGGCACTAAAGGGACTAGTCCCATTATATCCAGGAACAGCTGGAAACCGCTTGAAAGTTGTATACATCAAACGATTACCAGATGTAGCATCGTCAGTAGCTGCCCGTGTCTGATACAGTGTGTGCCTATGGAGCAGAGATCTCAAAGATGAGACACACTCTCCCATATTCACAGAATACCGCTCTGGCAAAATGTCAGCGCGCGTCCCTATGACCATTTCTGTAGCTTTAATATCGGTAGTATCCTCACCCTGCAAATTAAACATTGTCGGGTAACTGCGAGAACTATCTGCCTGCAAAGTGGTTGACGGAGCAGCATATTCAAAATTATCACCACCTGACACAAAGAAAAGCAGGTTCACAGTTGAAGATGCCGGTGCGGTCAATGTATTCAACACACGGATAGTTAATGTACCATTATCAAAAGCAGATCTTGGAGCCAAAGCTCCACCAGGTGTCCAATTATCATTGGTACCCAGTGCATTCTTGTCGATACTTTTCCAACCCTCTGGCTGGTGATAAGGGATGGTGAATACAACATCATCATGTTCTCCAATATCAAGAATCTGTGTATAAACCACATTCTCTGGCGGATCTGTGGCAGAAATATCCGCCACAGGATCGTACGAAATCTTCAGACGACCCTTATGAAATTTGGTACAAACCACCTTGACTCGTACTCGAATATCGCCTCGCCAATAATTGAAAAGCCGGCCAAAGTACGATAATGGTACTTGGTAAGATCGGTGACCTACGGTAGCAGACAAACTATTCAAAATAGGAATATTAGCATCCAAATTAGGATTGATTCTCATATTGAAAATTTGTGTGCCAGCGGCATCAGTAGTACTCCATGAAGTTGCTCCAAAATAGCTTTCTTTCTTTTTCAGATAACTAATAGCTAACTCATCTTCACTTCCTAAACTATGGAAAGAACTATCAATAGATAGTTCTTGTTTAGGATCAACCGTAAGTTTCTGAATAGGTTGTCCGATTTGAGTACTAGCCAGATGTGGCGCCACGTTTGGTACTAATGCATGTACGTCAGCAATAACTGGTACATTAGTGTAACCAAATAGTGAAGCCATTTTACTAATGGCTCCCGCGCCTATTTCTGTAGCGCGAGCAAAACGTCCAATCACAGGGATCTTAGTCAGAGCTCCTGCTGCAGCAGCAATAGCTGACGCTGGCAGCGAGATAGGACCATCACCATATTCATCGCCCTGAAGTGATAATTTAAGTGTGGAACCCATCAGCTGAACATCTGTCATCCAGGCATAAGTACGCAAGGTAACAGCTGTAGACCCGCCAGATACGGCCAATCGCAGGGGTGCATAAACCACGGGTTGAATATTACCCATAGTAGCAACCTCTGATGCTGTAGTGATGTCCAACCAATTCTTAAGATAAAAGAACGGTAAAGTCATCTGACCGCCAGCATTAGCCTGAGGGTGCAAAAACACACCTGGGACCTGCGAGTACGGAATAAGCAAAGGCAAGGCCGACACAGTATTCGTGCGGATCTTCCCCGAACTTGCATAAGGGAAATAGCAGTATCGAACTGCACCATATTGGAATGGTGTGCCATTAACGAGGATCTTAATATGTAAATTACCCCGCAAATAGGCAAAATTATCCAATTTCTTCCTAATTGCTGCCGAAGACAGAAACAGAGTCCAAGGATCAAAGGACGAACCTAAATTTCCTGTTACATCTGCCGTGCTCCAGGAAGCAGTATGGATGAGTGTAGGGCGCGCGAAAAAGCGGCCTAGAGTCAAATCATCTGTATCATCCACACGGGCTACTGGATTATCCGTAGTAGGTAACACCAAAGTATCACCTGCCGCATTATCGATGAAACGTACAGTTTCACTTTCAATAACAGCAGCCTCAATTTCAGTACCAGTGGCAACAATGCTGCCCTGAGAAACCTCTTCGGATTGTAAGGAGAATTTATTACTCCAATATAAAGGTGTCTCCACCACCTTAATATTGGGTGAGGTATTTCTGGTAACCTCACCAACACATAGTTCATAAATCTGTATATTTTTCTGTGACTTTGTGTTTAAACAGATATGAACTGCCAAATCCAAATCTGCGCCCTAGCATGACGATTCCCAGAACTGATCTTTCAGTTCCTGCCAGGTGGGAAGTGGAGTTTCCCCTACATATGCTGAGTAGGGGAAACTAGTTACATGCTTCATAAAGAAAGCACGTTTGGTTTCAAAAATCTCCTTGCCGTACCAGAAATATTCTCGTACGGCAGATTGAATAACTGCAACCATTTGCTCTTCTGGACAAATGGTACCCGAAGGCACCCAGCACATCAGAGACTTGCGAATAGAATCTTCATCAAGCGGGCATACATATGCTCCAATATCCTCATCATATCGCCATTGTCGCTTAAGAAAAGCGATCTTGTCAATATGAATATATGGAACTGATTCGGATTCTTTATCCGCCATCGTGTATACCACACCGATTTTATCAAGCTCAGCTTGAATAGCGGTGTGGTTAAATCGTGGAACATTCAAAGAAACTCCCATCGCATTATCGTCACCATAGGTCATGAGTGCCACCTCTTTTTTGAAAGTGGTAACATCATACCCCAGACTGGCATACGCATAGCGCATGTACAGACCATTCACAATGGAGTTGATAATGACAGTTAGTGGGTGCCCTGAAGGATTGGTTCCATAGAACATAACAAGCTCACCACGAATGTTCATCACAGGATAGGCCACATCCGTAGCTATTCCCATAATCATTCGATAGTTTCTGTCATCATGCCCAGCGAGTGAATGCAATTCAGCAATAATCCAATAAGCAGCCATGATGAAATCAGCTATCATGTGCTTATCAAACTTCGAGTAATCACCCGCAATAATTCGATCTGGTCCAAACTGCGTCAAGTACTCACGCAACTGTTGCCATTCAATAGATTGGCATACAGTTCCTGGTCCTGCTTCAAAAACAAGCTTGTTGTCCTGCACCAACTTCACAAAAGAAAGTAAAGTTTTACGAACAACTAGTGACCAATGTACTGGACCGCCAGCGAAGAGGCGAGTTTTAGAAGCTTCCCGCTTAGCAAATGTCACGGGTTCATCCTTAAGATGACCCATAAACACTGGATAGGCGCGTCGTCCTTCAATATATGCACTTTCAACATCACGCACCTTGGCCCAGATATCCTCTGGGAAATCAACTCCCTGAGGGTATTTGTCCGTTGAAATACGGTCCAAGTATTGCTTCTTTGTTTTGTTCCATGGAAAACCCATCGAACTGTTCGTATTGATCTTATCAATAAAACGAACGCCTGGTAATCCATTTACAGCAGCGATGTCCGAAAGTTCCACTAGCTGAGACTCCCATCCAGACGGCAGGTTGGCAACAATATCCTTAAGATAAGCTTGCTTACAAGCTTTGAGGATATCACGGTCATAGTTCACCTTTGGCACAACCATTTCTTTAACGTTGTTCCTAATAGGTAACCAGCCCTCCATGTCAGGTTTCGTATAATTGCAATCCTGACCATAGTGAGCTTCCATCTCCGCACGCAACGGTGTGGAAGTAACTCGTGATTTCGGCTTTGGAAGGAAACCTGGTAATCTACCGAAAAATTCAGCAGAACCATCCTCAATAAAGCGAAAAACGCTTTTCGAATGAGGAGACACTAATTGAACATCATCTTGAAGTGATAGCAGTGGAGCGCCATCACTTGCAATGACCTCACGCGTAGCTTGCACTTGATCCGCACACTCATCTAACAACCACTTTGGTAACTCCATAATGGCTGCCTTATTCTCATAACCAGCCACATGCATACCAACGAAGCTATAACCTCGAGGTGTTTCGACCATGTACAGTGTACCACAATCTCCAGATTTGGTTTCCTCCACGCAGGTTCCAGTATAAATGGGAAAATTTCCCACTAATCCTTTTAGTGGCATCACGAAAAAGTTGACACCCCATACCGAACGCAGATCAACAGATCCAGCTTTGGTTCTTCCGAAACCGAGCATTTTACTAACCGGCACGGAATCACTTAGCCAAAATTTGGAGAGATCCCTAGCTGGGGGCATACTCGGCACATTGATAACCGCTAAATCATGATCTTGTCGAATCATGAAATCGGTAAGCTTGGCTTTAAAAGTGATTTTAGGAATCACCCCAGCACCCATTTCACCACGCAAAACAGTAATCTCAAATACTCCACCTTTCAAAGTGTGTGCATTGAGAACCAGTGTCGTACCACGGTAAAAGAAACCGCGGGTATAACCCTTATATGAGCCATCAAGAGCACAAATGTGAAGATTCACAGTATTGCGAGCAAACATATCGCGTACTTCCGCATGCGATTTACCAACCAAACTCGTTGATGACACAGGAAGATCCCAAGAAGTTAATTCGATGGTATCCCTATACCACACATTAGACTTCTCTTCCTTTGGTAAATCCTCTTCAGTTGTTCCAGCCACATTCCCTTGTGGTTCCATCTTATCTTTCCCCGTCAGGGAGTAGATTGATAGAGCCATGGCAAATAGAGAAAGAAACGCTAAAGATGCTTTCATCTTGTTATCATGGATAACCTGCGAAGCTGCGGCATAGAAGCGCACAAACTGCTGTGCTGGCAAATATGCCACCACATATCGTAAAAAGAGGAACTTAAATGCTCTAAAACTAGCAAGATAGGCACACATGGAGTGAACCCATGATACCTGCATCCACCACGTCAACCACTCGATGTACAACCACATACCAATGTGGGTGCACCAAGCCACAACGTGTGCTGTATCAACTTGTGTTGAGCAAAGACAATCTTCTTTGTAAGCACAACAAACAGGGCACAAATCAACCTGCTTGACAAATTCTTCAGCAGCCTCGCCCTTGTTTTGGTTGATAACATGTTGCTTAGCAAAAGCACCAAAGTGTTGGACAAACTTTCGGATGTCGGAAAAAACTTCCACAATCTCAGTTGTTGCCAACTCACGTCCGTCAGCCCCAATATGTGGCACCAGCCGCTTAACGGTAATAATCCAGAAATCTGGAAAACCTGGTGTAGCTGCTGGCAGACGGCTAGGTTCAATGAACACACCATTCTCATGGGTATACTCTGGTTTTGGTCGAACCTCGATGATATAGGGCAATCGTCGACGCACGGCCAAAGGACAGTGAAAATACTCATTTGCATTGAGGTGTTCACAATTTGTTGTGGCCATAACCAATTTTGCCAATACAGGGGTCTTCCCCTTATCAGCCAAATCCGCCTGTGGTGGCGTATATGGCACGTTGTTGACTACGTTCAACAACTCCTTGAGGGTAGGATCAATATCACCTGTAGCTGATGGGCGCAAGAAAGCTATATCATCCATCTGGATAGCCCACATGCTGGAGTCAAAATTACTCCAGTATTCATCAGCGGGACACCGTGTGTACAGATAATGATCATCACGATCAAGTGAAAAGATAGACGCATAGGAGTGGAATAAAACCTTCATAAACGAAGATTTAGCCACTCCCGAGTGTCCATACACCAACACACCTAAAGGAGCGTGGCGACTTTTCAAAGAAGCACGTTTGGTGACTTCCGAATTTTTGAGCATCATGAGTGCACCCAATTGCTTTGAAATTGGATTAGTGCGCTCGGCACCCATGGATCGAAAAGCCTTTGCAAAACCTTGCCCTTTCTCAATGGCATCATTCAAATCAGACAGAAATCTGAAGTATGTAGTGCCATGAGGTTCTAGATTGGCCGTAAACGGAGCCAATGCCAAAAGGCGAGCTGATGTGGCCAACCAATCTTCACATTCCTGTCCCTCTTTAAAAAAGGAGTCAACAGAACCTGTCTTACGGTAGCTAACAATACGCTCACAAACGTAAATGGTGGTTTCAACAACGTGTAGCCACAAATTTACGCGAGATGCATACTTGCCGGATTGGGCCTTCTTAGAAAGGAAAACGAATTCTTCCTCCGTAGCTTCAATGCCCAACTTGCTCAAGATTCCTTGAACAAGAAAGTATGTGTACATTTTGCGTAAACGCTTCACAATACCACACTCTTTGACAGTAATAGACGTGTCAAAGAGGGTTCGCATTGTCTTTGTGATATCTTCCAAACCCTGCAATTCCGGGTTAGGAAGAAATTTCTGCAAAATGGCAACAGCCAGTGGCTTACCCGTAAAGCACATATATGCCGTACGAGCCAATGTGTAGTAATCTTCAAGATTACTACATGTGCGATGCCAATGACGCAAAATCATGAGACCCTCAAAGATCTCAGCAAACCCACCATTAAAGCCTGGAAACAAACGCATGGATTCCATGCGCTTCAGCCCAATTGCAATGTAGTGAGTCATAGTACGCCAGTTACGTGCCGCAGCTTGGTCCGTATCATGATCAGATTGGAGGACTTCAGCCTCAAAAAGCCGAATCTTATTCACAATCTCCTCATGAGTAAATTGGGCCAATGACTGCAGCTCATTCAATGGAAGTGGTAAATCTAACCACTCCATCGCTGTGCAGTGCTTGCGAATAACCAACCGCTCAATCTCCACACTCATGGATTGTGTTAGAAAGAGAGGGTTTTGATCCAAAGGAATAAAACCTCTGGAAAAAGATCCTCCGCATAAGCGAATGGTGCAAACAATAGTTGCACCTTCAGTGATACCCAACTCAATGGGATTTGAATCCACCGTAATGGGTTTACCGTTCCAACTCATATAAAAGTTGGTGTGGCAAAGATCCTTCACAATGGTTTGGTAAATGGGGAAACAATTGTCCCTCACGATTGCGGTCCTGTACAGACCTCCTACACGCACAAACACCTGAATTGGTGATGGGAGTGTAGTCACGAGTTCAGCCTCAACCAAATCAAGGACACTAGGTCCAGAATAATTGGTATCGTGCATTTTACTGCACACATAGAGCAAAGCTCCGCATCCTACAATATCCTTCGCAGCATCCACATAGATGCGGTTTGATCGCTTGTTGAAAAATCGTTGCATTTGTTCGTCGTATCTGATTCGTAAGTGGTTTTCTCAGGGTTTCCACGGCCCCTTCCCCCTCATTTCTTCATCGGAGGGGTTCCGATTAGCTGGGTTATCAGCCTGGCACACGTCTTTCTCTAAAGACAATCCTTATTCTGAACTGGTTCATTACTCCAGCCTAATATAGTTTAAACGTCGGCACTACCTGTACGATTCGGATAGGTTCTATATTAGTTTCAGAAAAATTCATTTCTAAAGGTACTTAACGTGTCCACCATTCCAAGTCTTATTGATCTTAATTGATTTAAACACCACATTATTTCTAATTTGGATCTCAACTTGTTTGTTTATTTTGTTTACCGAGGTCATACTAAATATGATGCCTCCATACAAGAAAGTTTTTTGGTTAACTTACAACACAAACAATAACATATAAAACGGGGATTTTGGTGGAACGAATTTGAATTTCCGCGCGTCCCGCGGGGTTGCCTTTATGCCTCTATCTAAGATAGCCGTTGCGAATACGCACTCCATGGATCTTTGTCCACTATGCGTAGCGATCAGTCGCTAAACTTATACAGTCAAAGAGCCATTAGTCCGTTATTAATGTAACGTAGGTCCGCTTCATCCTACAACTTTTGTAAGGAGAGGCTCACATGGTAGGCGAAAACCATGCTAGAGCACCAAAAGGTACTCCTAGCAATAAATATATATAATTGTGTTAGCAATTATAT